ATCAATGCACCTTTAATGATGTTAAAGATACTTGGATTGATAATAAACCTACGAATTGGATTGTCAGGAGTAGTATCTTCTTGTAGACTGTTTTCAGCTACAAAGCCTTGGAATACGTAACTACGCTTTTTCCAATACTTACGACCCATATCTTCTAAGTTAGGATCTTTAAACCAGTTGCGTACTTCTGCGAGTACTGGGCAACTTCCTACCGGACCCCACATTTCGTTACACGGAACGTTCACTGTAACTGCACGACTGTTTGGGTCGCCTTTTACACCTGAAAATCCTAAACGAATCATTTGACGCTCACGCCAAAAGTAAGTATTACTCGGATCACCGTCTGGTAAGAAACGAATTACACTTGTTGAATTTTCTGGGATATTCCAAAATGGGAAGATAGCGTTATCGCCACCTGAGCTAGATCCGCCTCCGCGGTTTTCTTGTTGTTGTAATTTTGCACGAATTTCTGCCAATGTTGCCATAGTATTTCTCCTATATTTTGCCTATGTTTATGCCTAAGTATGCCTTTGTGACCACTTATGTAATCACTATTATATGTGTATTTTGTGAGGTTGTCAACTAAAAAGTTTATCGAAATCGTATTTTGTAAATGCGCCTTCAAATGTTTGTTCATAGTTCTCACTGGGTACACGGGTTGTTTCACTTGCTGATGTTTTCAACTTAGGCATCAATGTTTTAATAGCACTTACTGCTTGTTTTAACATAGCACCATCTTTAATATTGTCAACCTCATCATTGAATCTTGCAAGTAATACACTTAATTGATCCTGATCTTTGCCGCCATCAATGACGCCACTTAGATATTGTGCAATTGCACCAAGTTGTTGTTGGATTGGATCTCCAACAAGTCTCTTGCTTACCATTGGATTTTCAGGATCATTCTTGATATCAACACCTTTACGTAGTCTAACAGTATCCATACCTAGGATAGCATTAGCTAGGCTATTCAGTGTCTCTTTTGCAAATGCATCACGTTCTTTGATAGATTTCATCTCTTTAACTAATGCATTCACATACGGTAGCGCATCATCTAGACTTTCGTCAAATGTGCGTACTGTAAACTGGTTACGAAGTTTTGTACGATCTGTTTCATTGATCTTAACTTCTTTTGCTTCAAACTTGTCTTTGGTTTCGTTGTAACACTTACACCCTTTAAGTTTGTTAATTCCTTCTCTGATACTAGCAATACGCTGAGAGACTGCTTCTACAATATCTGCTGTATCTTCGTTTACCAAACCATTGCGCTTACTGTAGTTGGCAAACTCTTTAAGTTTTTTAAGTTCTACAGTTTGTTCTTGAATATGTTGTCCAAATAGATCATGTGGGTTGCCACCTTCTTTAACATGACGTAGCATTGCTCTGCCGCCTGCTAAATTGTTTGTTGGCATTTTGAAACGTTCACCTTCTGCATTCTCAATATAAATTGCACTGATGTTTCTGCTTCTGCTTCCACGTGATTCTTCGTTCACTGGTTTTGTGTGTTTAATAATAAGTTTAGCACTTTCTAGCTTTTGATAACTGCTCTTGCTAGTTCCGTATGCTGCACTAATACCTTCTTCAATTTTCATGTCTCTCACCTTTTGCGCTTGGTAATCTTGGTCTTTTGGTTCAATGTGTTTTGTAAAACTTTTTAATGTATATTCTATTACACTTTGATTTGCTAGATTTTTTAATTGTTCTAGTGTACTTCTGAATTGATCGATGTCAGTGTTTTGATTAACACTTACACGTATTTCTCTTGTACTATCAGTTTCGTCAAGATTGATCATAGTGCCTAGATCTTGAATATAAAATCTTCTTGCACTGTTAGGATCAACAGTATGCTCGCCCTCGTCTGTAAACAACTTCAAATTATGTCCGTTGCCTTTGAGAATCTTAAACATTTTTTCAGATACTTTATCGCTGCTAATCATATCAATTCCTTTATTATATTTATGTTAGAAACACAAAAGGCATAGGATCCACAGCCTCGTCGTCACTAAAACTATCTTTTAATTCATCGTAGGCGCTTTCATCATACTGCGCTACTTGTTGAGCAATACGTACTACCAGCACACATGCCATTACTAGATCATCTGCTTCGCCGTCTTTAGCACTAAAACTACTACCTCTGGCAATAAACGTTTTGATTTCTTTTAATAGCGCACTACTTGCAATTTCCATTTTGTCTGTTTCAACCCAAGTCTTAAGTTTACTACATGCGGCTAACTTGCTTTTGTTTGTGGTAGTAAAACCTTTTCTAAAGCCTCTGTTTGCACTGCGGGGTTGACTAATCAATGTACCTGGAATATTATCTTCACCTAGTTCTGCAATTACTACTAATGCCGCTTCGCCTAGTGTGTTGTTTTCAACACTCCAATATATTTCACTCTCAGGTGCTGCTTCTTGTATTTCTAATAACATTTGTCTTAGTATACGTATCTGATCAGTGATGGGTGTCTTGTTGTGCATCCATTCTGCTACTTGACGCATGCCTGGTAGTTCATATATTTGTATAGCGGAATTGTCACCGCCAGTGCCAAGACTTGGATCTAGTCCAGCAATGTATGTTCTGCCTTTAACAATATTTTTATACCAACGTACTTGTCCTGTACGTCTGTGTATGTCTTTGCTTTCCATCATTGCTAGCTTTAAACTGCTAATCAATGTTTCATCATAGGCAATAAATTCATTTAAGTGTTCACGACGGAAACGTTCTTCACCTATTTTACCTTCTTCTTCATCTGCCCAAGGCTGATCCCTGTCGGGGTGTGCTTTCCAATCAGCACTGTATGCTTTAAATCCATTTTTACCAACTTGTTTTTCAAATCCGTATTCGTCTACTGTGTTACAAGCCGCTCTCCAAATTTGTGCAAACTGATCATCGTCCTGATTAGGTGTACTAGTAATAATACATTTACCGCCTGTACTAAGTGTTGGACTGAGTGATGTCCAAAACTCTCTGGCAATTGTAGGACGCACAAATGCAAACTCGTCCAAGTATGCTAGCGAAATACTTAAACCACGACCAGTGTTTTCTGTTGTTGCTTGTGCAATAATACGTGATCCGTTATCAAACTCCAACGATCCTTTGTTATATGCTGTTACACCTGCACGTACATGATCTGGTAATAGTTCGTATGCAAATCTAATACGTTGCATAATCTCTTGAGCACCACTGTATTTGTGTGCCGCAATAAGAATTGTTTGATCAGGTACATACATAGCATACCATAACAAGTATGCCGCTGCCGCTGTTGACTTACCCATTTGTCTACTGATCAATGCTATACTGTATCTGTGACCGTGATAAGCATCTAGTAGGCCTTTTTGAAAGTCAAACAAATCAAACTTCATTCTGCCTTTGACAGGATGTTGTATCCATACAAAGTTTTCAATAAAATATTGAGGGTCTTGCGTACACTTAACGATTTCTTCAACTTGCTGAGCTGTGAACTTTTCTCGTTTGTACGGACTTTTGATTAAATTGGTATCTACACTCATTGTAGTAGTACTTATCTATTAAAAAAAGAGCTATGTTTCCATAGCTCTAGTTTATACCTGTAATTATCTTGATGTCATTGTTTTTACGATATTTTTGTAAGGAATACCGTCTTGACGTTTTTTAACTTTATCTTGATACGCAGGATTTGTATCATGTGAATAAGGTTCTCCAACCGGAACACTGTCATTTCCAGACATTTTTGATAACTGTGCTTGATTGCCTGTTAATCTTTTTGCTACGTCCTGTGGTACAGTAGCGAGAAACTTATTAATTTTAATCTGATTCTTTGTAGCCATTACATCAGCATAATCTTGATCATAGCCTTCGTTAACACCTGCTAACATTTTAAGTCTTGTAAGATCTGAGCTTTCCATTTCAGCAGTACCTTCTAAATGTGCTCTACCATCTTCTTGCATACCTTGTTCACTAAATTCTACATCCATACCAATCATATCACTGACAGCTTTTTCAAATCCGCTATCTGTATAAATCGACCAAGGACCGTCATGTTCGACAGTAACACTTAAATATCCGTCTTCTTCAACAACTTCGTAGTCAGTGACTGTAACCATTGGAGGATTAGTGTCTTCTTTATCCCAAATACTGTCGCCTGCAAGTTTAACTTGTTGTGGCATACTAGCATACCCAGGACCTCCGGCACTTGCTTTTGCTGGATTATAATCTGGTGCGCCTACGCCTGCTTCGTCGACACTTCCTGATAATTTTTTAAGCCTGTCAATATCCATTTTTATAGTCCTGCTAGTTGTCTTAGTACATCGATGTCGTCATCTAGTTTATGTGCAGTATCTTTGCCCATTTTAGTTTTATATTTTTTACCACCAAACTCAAATTCTGGCTCATTAGATCTTGCTGCTGCAGCCGCCGCTTGATTAAATGCATTTTCTTCAACATCTGCTTCGTCGATTGCATCTTCATTCATCCAGGTAATACCGCTCATGTCTTGCATTGCATCACGTAGTTGCTCGTCAATATCTGCATCGTCGTAATATAAATCGTCTTCTGGTCCTGGCATAGGTCCAGTAACGTCTAGCTTGCCATCTTTAAGTGTTACTTCTACTTCGTAACTAACTTCGCCGCCGTCACGGTCTGTAAAGAACATTTCCATGTATCCTACTTTACCAGCATCTTCAGTTACTGATTCTTCAGCTTTACGTGCTTTAGCTCTTTCTTCAGCGGCACACTCATCACATGTATCAATTTCACCATCAGTTTCGTCTTTCATGTATTCACAATCTGAACAACCTTTAGTAGCTTCAGCTACAGGATCTTCTTTGTATGCGTTCCATGCTTCAGCAATATCTTCTACTTTGTGATCTTCGTACACATTTGTTTCGTCTACTGTTACATGCTCGCCATTGGCTCCTAAGTATCTACGTAGGCTTAAATCAGATGCACTACCTAGTGTACCTTGATATTCTTGTGGGTTAGGTTCAGTTGTTGCTTCACCTGGCATTTCTTCTGCGACAGGAGCATCTCCTGTTAATTGATTCAATTGCTCCGGAGTTACCAATGCAATCATAGTACGCATGCCATCACTTGAACTTGCAACAGGTTGTTCTTGCACTGGTGCTTGAGCATTTTGAATTCCAGCTAATTTGATTAAGTTATTTAAATCCATGTTCTTACACCTTATATTCTTTGTATAGCTCAGAGCCTGCAGCGTCTTTCACCATTTTTTCATTATATGCATCACCGTAATGATCTTCTGTTTTGATCTTTTCAGCGTCACTATAATCAGCATCTGCTAAGACACTGGTTGGTTCTTCGTCGCTATCCTCAGCAACTTCCCATAATTCTTGTGCTTCATTCATATTGTTCACAATCATTTCACCTAAGCATCCGCAAATTCCTGCAATTTCTTCTTGTAGGCTATTTGGTGTTACTGGTAACTTTGTTGCAAAGTCGTATGTATAAATTTCTCTTGCTCCTATATCGCCAAAGCCACGTGGCTTGTGCATAATAGTTTTCTTAGGAGCACCCATGCTTTCCATGTTATATTTTTTCATATGCGCCTCAATACGGTCCATATGATCATCTGAAATCTCGTGCAGACTTCTAAGCCTGAACTCATATGTTTTTTCAGATTCAGCTAGATATTGTTTCAAACTTTTCATCGTAGATTCCTTCGTTATAGTTATTTATCAGGTTCGTTAATTTTTGCAATCACTGCATTTATTAAACTGTTGCGATCTTCAAACTCTTCTGCTTGTCCTTCCACTGGCATTTCTCCGCCATTTGCTTTGGCTTGCTGTGTTTGTACTGCATGATCATGTTTGGCTTTTTGTAATTGTAGTTGCACCATCTTTAATTTTTTATCCATCTTTGCTGTTTTAGCAGTGATAGCATTGGTCATCATTGTACTTGCAACTGCAAATACGTTTGCTGCATGTCTATCTTCTACATTTTGTCCCAGATCCATTAAGTCCTGGAATGCATGCATAGCTTTGTCAGCATACTTGTCCATATCTGCGTCCAATGTCTCCATATCTCTAACCATTGGTAATGCAGCATCAATTTTATCTGCTGTATCCAGTTGCTGTTGTAATTGTGTAAGATCCAACCCAGTATCTTCTTGTTTTATTGGTTGGTCTACCTTTTCTTCATTCATCGGAGGTAAATCAAATACATCTTCAATTTTACTACTCATCGTGTTTTCCTCTTTTTGGGCTGATTAAACAGCTCATGTTCTGTTAGCACTCTAAATCCTACGCCTTGTCTGTCACAATATACTTTAGCAGCTTGCCATTTTGCTTCATTAATAATAGCAGATGCTTTCTGTGCAGTACTTTTAGCATGTGCTAGTGTTTGTCCAGCAGGTTTAATTTCAATCATTTCTGCTTTGCGCTGTTTATTCTTATCTTCATACACTATAAAAAAGTCTGGTACATAGTGTGTGTTTTTACCTGTTGCTGGATTTCTATAAGGTATTCTGTGTGCTTCACTTGCCCATGCTAGTATGTTTGGATGTGTGTCCAGTATACGCATAAACTTTAATTCCCATCCACTACGATACCTAGGACGATGTTTGCCCACATACTTGCTAGGATTTTTTACTTCATATATGCCTTGGTGAAATTTATTTGCCATTCTAGTAGTATTTATTCAGAATTGGGCAAACCTATCTGTACTTGGTTGTTTGTGACCGCTGTTTCTATATCGCTTGTTGTTCTGGCACTACGAAACTTTTTCCATCTATATTTCTAAGTTTTTCACCTGATCTTAGTGTACCTGTGAATGGTCTTAATTCTTGCTGTTGAGGAGCTTGCGCAGGTCTGTTAACCGCTTGTTGATTTTGAGTATTAACAATGTTTGCGCTTTCAACATTTGCTTCATTGCTGCTACCAGCTTCTGCATCAATATTAAAATGTTCTGGTTGGAAGGTTACACTATAAGTTACAGGTTGACTGTCACTGTATGCAAGTGTGTCGTGTTGTATGTTGGTGATCATACAGTTAAACAATTGTATTGAACGACCGCCTGCCGCTGTTTCTCTACTGTTGATATTGATCTGCTCAAAAAAGAATCTACTGTTTTGTGCTATTGCTTTCGCTCCAAATACATGTCCAGCACCACTTGCAAATGTCTGACCAAGTACATCATAACTGTTAAAGTTCACAGTGTCTAGTTCATGTCCGTGGAAATAATGACCTGCATATGCTTTCATTAGATTTTG